CTCTTTTGGTTTACGGGCGTAGCCAATAGAACCGGCACGCCCACCCGAATCACCTGCCGTTGCACTGGTCGGTTCACGCACTAAGTTGCGTTTTTGGTATTCACCGGCTGTTTTTGCGGCACGCATGAATTTAGCTACACGATCTTGCTGACGATTAACGGATGCGGTAGATCCACGGGCATCTTCATCAATGCGTCGTAAGTCCGTGTCGTAAGCCTGTTCCGGATTAAGGTCTGTTACCTCAGCTCCAGAGGTACCAGAGTTAATCCCTGGATCGTAAGTAGGTCTAAATCGGTTAGCCATCTTATCATTGTAAAAGGACTAAATCGATTAAAGCCGTGATGCATTCCGCTGCAGGTTTCTTAGACGCCTTTGTACAAGACGAAGTTAAATGTCGTTGTCTTGATGAAGAAGATTTTGGCGCACCTCTCGATAACTTTGAGAACGACGTTCCGCTTTACGACCACTTTAACCGTGGATTAGTACTACCTGAACAAGGATTTGAGCGCACTAATCTGGCCCTGGAAGGAAACCAAGAACGCCCTGGACTAACGGGCTACATTCCAAGTGCCGAGGAAGGTTTAGCAATGGGCGCGTCACCAAAACCTAGGACGCTTGTATTAGAGCTTGGCGAACCTACTGAAAACGAGCTAGTGCTTTCTGCTAAACGAAAAGGCTTGCGCCGTTAATCTTTTTGACAGTCAAATTGACCGGGCCATATGCGGTTGCTTTTGGCCCGATTTTGTTCTCTTGTTAAAATTTGAAGATTTGTTTCCACGTGCAATCCACACATGTATTTACTCTGTAGCGGATAAATATGATCCACCTCATGTTTAATACCAGTCTTTTTTGTTAATTCCGCAGCTTTTTTGTAAACCTGTTCAATGCTTTTTTTATTTGCCCAGGGGGGTATTGCTTGTTTTTTGAATGCACGTCTTTTAGCGCACCAGCTGTTTACTCGTCCTTTGTTTAAGAGACGCCATTTGCGTTTAGACTCACGCAATTTATCTTTGTTTTTTCCTTCCCATTTTTTTCTTGCCTTTTGAAAGCCAAAAGGATTTGTTTCTTTGTATTTTTCTTGTGATTTTTTTATGCGGTCCGGATGCGTATTGCGATATTTTTCCTGATGTTTTCTGCGTTTTTCTTTATTTGCTTTATTCCATTTTTCATTAAGGAACTGCCTGCATTTAGGGCATCGTTTTTTGCCTGCAGGGTACTGATGCAATCCTTTGCGGCAGAGCTTAAAACCAGGTAGGATGTCCATGTGACCAGTTGTAGTGGTTGCCGTGGGTAGAGAGTTGCAGCTCTGCTACCCTTAAATTTTAGCAAACTTTAAGATGGCACGGGATTCAAGAGGCTCTACCAGCAGCAATGAATGGTTTGAACCAATAAGTACGGTTGTTGATACAGTGGTTGCCGTGGGTGTAGATTGCCCTGGAGGTGTTTGTCCAGTACCTTGGGCCACCAAAGAAGAGCCTCCTGTGGTCCAAGAGGATGTGGTCAATCACCCCGCTCACTATACAGATGGCGGCATTGAGTGCATTGAAGCTATTGAAGCAGCTTTAACCGCCGAAGAATTCCGTGGTTACTGTAAAGGCAACAATTTAAAGTACACCTGGCGTGAACGCCACAAAGGCGGTACAGAATCACTGAAGAAAGCTCAGTGGTATCTGGACCGCCTCATTCAACTTGACGAAGCTCAGAAGGGCTGAAGTTCATCGTCATCATCCTCGTCGTCTCGATATCCACAGGCGGCGGCGAGTTCAGCTAATTCGAGGTCGGTTGGATGATCCCAGTCGATCTCAATGTTTTCTGACGCCATGATGTCTTTGATGGCATGCCACTCCATCAAACGTTGGTGGTAGAGACTTAACAAAGCAAAACGCAACTCTTCCCAAGTCATCTCCTCGGACTGGAGTTCAGCTTTGCGCATGGCAAATTGAAGCTCAAGAGGAAGTTCAAACTCCCGTGGCTCGACCGAACGCTCCATTCCACTCTGCATTTGCTAGTTGCAATTATTCTAATGCTAGCCGTTAAATATCAGATCGACGGACTCATCGGCAAAGTCTTGCCATCGGTCGTCATCAATACGAAAACTGTTGGCAAACTCAGACAGAATGTAAGGATTGATACGTTCCTCCAGGGCACGGATTGCGCGTACTTCGTGGGGAGCAGCGCTGTAATTACGGAAGGCGGTCAACAAAACTTCTGTTGATGCCCAAGGGCTAGTGTCTACATCACGGAGGAAAAGGCCCATCTCTTCTCTCCTGCGTTCCAGGAGACCACCAACAACCTTATGGTTCTGGTCAAAGATCCAACGGCTCATCTCCGTGGTGGCACTAGCAAAATCCTCTGCTTCCACATGATCAATGATGTGGCTGTACAAGAAGGACTCCCAACCAACGGAATGAATGAACGAGACTAGAGCCTGGCGCATGTTGTCGTCAAGCCCAAGGTTCTGCCGCTGGAGCTGGGACTCAATGACGCTGACCTCATGGAAGAGGTACTCAAGAGCTTTCTCCTGGCTGCAACGCTGGCCTTGCTTGACGGGGGAACCATCGGGATAGAACTGGGTTCCAAACCCGATGGTATATGGCTCTGCACCAGTGTACGGATCTGCGTATGCCTTTTCGTTAAACCCTTCGTATTTACGAATTAGGTTAATAGCACGCGAAAAATCCGACATGGAGATAACTATTGTTATCCCCAATATACATAATTTTTATTTACCTTGGCCCCTCATCTTTTTACGGCCGTGGCTAGGCAAGGAGTGCCTGCCCTGACCTTGTCTAGTGCGCTTCGGTTTGGACTCAAGACGGATTGTGGTTGATTTGGGTTTTGCCATGGTGTTGTGAAAGCAACCTCAAGAGTTTAGCCCGAATTACCAGGCTTTGCACGACCAGTAGCCAGCCGTCAGCTTGCTTTTCGGTTCGTCGCAGTTGTGTCGAGCTCTGAAGTTTTTACGTCGCTCTGGATTGTCTTTTTTAATTTCCATGTTTGCATCACCAAAGCGCACAATCTTTTCTTTACCGTTCTCACAAGCTTTCACAACGGATTTTTTTCCGCCTTGGATATCACGCCTGGGCTTGTTACAGGCCATCTTATCCTTGGCAATCTTGGAAGCAGACACGGCCTTTCTTCTTTTATCCGACATTAATTAAACCCACTAAACATGGATGTAAAATCACCAAGGAATGATTGAGCCGCTTTTGATTTTTGAGGTAGCTCTTCTTCTGTATCCTCTCCAAATATATTAAAATAGGAAGGCGTTTTTTTAACAACCTCTTCTTTATCGTCTTCCAAGTCGGTTTCATCCGTACCAAAGAGACCTGACAAATTGCTAAGAGCAGAGAATGGATCTTCCATGTCTCCAAGGTCAAGTTTTATTCCTTCTTTAGACATTGTTTTTGAAACCAGTTCTTGCTCAGAACGATCTACGTCTGGCATAAAATCTGAATAAAATTCATCTTCTGTTCCGCCGTAGCCTGCGTTTTTGAAGATACTGTAAAGCGCAGTTTGTTCTGAAGAAACTTCTTTTTTATCTTCTTCCCTTTCGATGTAACTAACACCTAGCTCTTTTTGCGTCAGGTCTTCTTTCTTTTCATTAAGGTATTTAATGTTTTCCCTGATTTGTTTAGCCTCTTCCGTCCTAAAAGATTCAATTAAATAGTCCTTGACTTGCTGTAAATCTTCCGTGTAATCAAGACCTAATTGCTCCAAAATCTTTTGCCATTCTTCTTTATTTTGCGCAGGATCAACAGATTTAAGCAGTGCATCAGCGTATTCTTCTGGTGTCACAAACTGCATAAAAGAAGCATCCCCATAGAGTTCTTTTCTTAAAGCCATCTCAGCCCCAAAGCTTTGAATCTTTTTATTCAACTCTTCATAAGGCAGGATGTCTTCTGCTGGATCAAAGATAAAAGACTCTCCATTTGAGTCTTTGCTTGCAAAACGACCTTTAACTTGGTAATGTAAACGTGCAAAAACTGCCGGGTCTGTCTTGTATGTATTCTCGTAACCAAAACGATATGCTTCTAATGCCCAATTGGTACCGTCTGAACCAAGGGCACCATTCTTTGCACTTTCAAAATCAGCAGCAACTGTTTCTTTTTGCTGTGCATACTGACTTTGCTTTGCCGCACTGATCTCTTTTGTTGTATTTGCCAGGGGATCTAGGTAGAACTTTGGATCAAAATCTTTAACAGCTTTCTCTGCTTGTGTGATTGTATCAAGAAATCCCTTTGCCCTAAGGTCAGCAATTTGTTTTAACTTATTTACTGTTGTTTGTGATTGGAAAATATTTTGCTCATCTTCTTTTACGTCCAAGTAACTAATAAATTCATCCATTGACTTTGATTGATCAAAGCGTGGCTTCAAGTACTTATTGATAAAAGAATCTATAAATTGTTTTTGCGAAGAAATATCTACATCAACAAGAATCTTTTTAAAATCATCAACGTTGTTGACGTTTAAATCAACTCCTTTTGCTTTTTGTTCTTCAATGATCTTTAAATAGACCGGTTTTTCAAGACTTGTATTACCTGCTTTAACTTCTTTTTCGTAAGCAGCGATTTCCTCTTTAGCCTGTTCCTGTAAAGTATTTAAGTCTTCCTGGCTGTATTCATTAACAGCATATTCATACTCCTGATACTTTTTCATAAGTGTATTTTCAAACCATTTTTGCCAGTTGTATAAAGTTGAGTTCGAACTAACTCCTGTGATTTTTTGGATGTCTTTCTCAAGGCTATTTTTGTATTCCGTCTTGCCGCCCATCATTGAAAGAATGCCGCCAATACCTGAATCACCCAGTACGGAATTGGCAAGTGTTGTGTTAATTTCTAGAATTTCGTTGTAGCCAGGTAAGCCTTTCATGAAAGAGAGGTCTGCTTCCTTTGCTTTTGCTCGTTTTAATTCATCGATACTTGTTTTTAAAACATCTTGCGCAAGTGCGCCAAGTTGTTTTTCTTTCCTAAGTTCTGTTGAAGTAAGAACCTTAGCAAATTGCTTTTCAAGCAAAGTGTCAACTTCTTCTGGGTTAAGAAGATTTCCTTCCGAATCGTATTTTGGGGCTGAAAGCACCAGGGTTTCTTGTCCTGGTAACCCGACAACACCTAAGACTTGATCACGGTACTGCTGTCGTTCAGCGTCTGTAAGCCTCTCTGCGTACTTTGTTGCACTTTCAGCTTCAATTGGTTTATATCCCCTAATTCCTTGATGGCGTCCAACATTTGTGTAATCTTGCATCAAGTAAAGATTAGGGCTGTTAGACCCATAACGAGCGATAAAATCAAGATCACCCGAAGCAACTTTATTTTGGTAATCAGTTACAGCTGATGGTTTATATTCGGCATAGTCGGTTACATTAAAACCTCCCCCTGGAGGTTGAATCATTAACGAATTTGCGTCCCAGGGATCTGGCGCTTTATTCTTTAAATAAAACGCATCGATTGCATTTTTAGCGTAGGCTGCGAAATCATTTTCTGTAACCTTGTCCTGAAAACTTCCTATTGTTGTATTAAGAAGTGTCATGTATTGATCACTTCCTTTGCTTGCATTATTAAAACGATTGACCGCATTAACGTAGTTATTGTATGCATTATTACTAAACCACTTGCGACCTGCAAGTGCCATTGACCCATCGGCATTTAAAATAACTTTAGGGACACCAGGTATTACGCGGTTTTCATTTTTTCCTGCGGTGTTCCAGTGGTATAAAGCGGCGTGATAAGTGCTTTCAAAGTTACCGGTACTACTGACCTCATTTTTTAGTCCTTGCATGCCTGGCTCAACGGCTGCATAGGTATCTAAGTATTTTTCTAGACCTGATCTAAAGTTTTGAGCCTCTTGAGAATCTCTTATAGCTTTTACAATAACGTGTGTTTCTGACCCACTGGCTTTTTGATTGTTCACTTCTTGTTGTGATGGCTCTCTACCCAGAAATGTCCTATATGCATTTCTAATGACCTCATCGGTATTACCGTACTCACCAGACTGCTGCATAAATGTAGCAATTTGAGCTGTAGTTCCTCCGGTGTTTAAATAATTTGTGTAGCCATCCCAACCACTTGAGTCAGGTACGCGCCCTAAGTTATTGAGGTATACTTTAAAAACATCGGAACGCGTCGTCATTTAGCACTCACCAAAAATAAAAACAGATTCTTGTCTGATCCAGGCTTCAATCCTATCAAGGTTTACAGAAGAAAAGAACTCTTGCTTTTCAAACCAATTTTTCATATCTTCTGATCCCTTGTGTGCGTTGCAGCGACGACAACAAGGAAGTAAGTTATGGCGATTAGAAGAGCCAGACTTAAACCTTGGTATGATGTGATCCAGGCTTGTGGCAGTATCTCCACAATAACCACACTTGTGGTCCCATGCTTGGTATATACTTTCTCTGAAACGTTTTTTGGCAAGTTTAGGTGTTAATTCAACTAGCAGGGCGAGGGGCTCGTGCTCGTTGCAAAACATGCTCTTCGATTGCCGTTAACTCATTCTAATTTCCCCATACAGTTTCATGGCTACAACAAAGAGATAAAACTTTTCTTAAGACCGTTGACGACGGCTTGACTTGCGGTAGGTTGTATGAGTAACGACTGCCAAACCAATGGCTAAGCACCCTGGCTGGGTCTCTGCTCAGCAACTTGAAGAACTCCTTGGAATCGATCGCAAGACGCTCTTCAAGTACCGCGACGACGGCACCCTGAAGCTGGGTCCACACTACGCCGCATTTCCGGAGACTCGTTCCAGGGATAGCTACCGTTGGAATGTATCTGCAGTCA